CTTTTACTGATGAACGTGGTCTGAAGATTGCAGCACGTGGAATGAAAATGATTATTCCTTCAGCTCTACAATTTACTGCTGAAAGACTAATGAAATCTGCTCTACGTACTGGCACTTCTGATAACGATACTAACGCACTAAAATCTATGGGGATGTTACCTCAAGGTTATGTAGTTAATAACTACCTAACAGATGATGATGCGTTCTTTATCAAAACAGACGTTCCTAATGGTCTTAAAATGTTCGAAAGAGCAGCTATTAAGACTGCTATGGAAGGCGACTTTGATACTGGTAACGTTAGATATAAAGCGAGAGAAAGATACAGCTTCGGCTTTTCTGATCCTCGTGGTATCTTCGGATCTCCAGGTGCTTAATCATTAGATTAGGATCAAAATATTAAGGGGCCTTCGGGCCCCTTTTTATTTGCATTTTTTTATTTAAAAGAGTATAATTTAAACACTGCATATTAATTTAGTTAGTATAGACGCGTGCAGTCGAAAAATCTCTAAACTATATTAACGGAAAACGGAGAAAAAAATACATGGCAAACTCAACATTTAGCGGCGTAGTAAGATCAGAATCTGGTTTAAAAGTCGTTTCAAAAAACGCTACTACTGGCGTTCAAACAGAACAAATGAACTTTGATTCAACTGGTAGACTATTAACTACAGCAGGATCACACATTAAGTATACAGAAGCAGCAGGTTTTGCGGCAACTGATTTTATGGTTGGAAAGGGCGGAAGTTCAGAAGCAACGGCAGATCCTTTTACTTCAGGAGCGGCACAGCTATTTCCTTTAGGAAGTCAATTACTTTACGGTAATACAACTTATCGTTACTGTAAGATGGCTGCAGTTGCAGTAACTGCAGGAAAATGTGTAACTCACGCTGCATCAATTGCTGATCACTTTGATCTAGCCCCTACGGCTGACGTAGCTGCTGGTGAAACTGCAATTTCAGTTGAAACTGCAGGTACTGATATAACACTAAACCAATACGCAGGTGGTTACTTATATATAAATGATGGTGCAGGTGAAGGTCAGATGCTTAGAATCAGATCTAACCCGGCTCACGATCACTCAAGTGATCCTTCAATAATAATTACTACTTATGATGATTTAGCAACAGCTATTACAGCTTCTTCAAGTACAAGAATAACTTTAATTGCTGATCCACTTAGTGCTTTAATCGGTCAAGCTGCAACAACTACAGGCGCAACAATGGGCGTAACAGTTGTTGACATGGCTGCTAGTCACTTTGGCTGGATGGCTGTATCAGGACCAGCTACAGTATTAAGTTCAGGAACTTTAGTTGTAGGTAATCACGCGGTGCCATTAGGTGCTGTTGGTGCTGTTGGACCGGCTGCAGGTGATGTTATACAAGTAATTGGTACAGTTATGATCGTTAATGTAACTACAGATTATTCGTTAATTAATCTTTACGGCATTATATAATAAACTCTGAGTAAGGGCGTAATGGCCCTTACTCTTTAGTAGGAGAAAAACAAAATGGCAGACGTAGTATTAAATCAAGAAGGCGGCACAGCTTTATTTTCAGGAAACAAAAAAGTAATTACTCATTACAACAACGTTTCAGACAGTAGCGGTGGAACAACTAAAATTCTTGACATATCGGATTATACAAACGCAGCAGGTAGTTCACCTGTATCGGCAACTTTAAATAAAATTTGGTATAGTGTTTCAGTAACATCAAAAGTAGATTCATTAAGGTTGTCTTGGGACAACTCAGGAACAGACCCTATTTTTCTAACTCTTGAAGGAGATGGTTATTTTGATTATAGCTCAATCGGTGGTATTCAAAATAACAAAGCTACCAATTTTACAGGTGATGTAAACGCAACTTTACCCGCTTGTACTAGTGGTGATAGTGCTTCAGTTACTTGTGAGTGGATATTAAATTATTAATAAGGAGTAGCATATGCCTAACACTACTTCAAACAAAACAGAGTTTGATAAAAGTTTTTCTATTGAAGAAATAATAGAAGAGGCTTATCAACGTGTGGGTATTCAAAACCTAACAGGATATCAACTTAAATCAGCCAGACGTTCTTTAAATATAATGTTTCAAGAATGGGCTAATAGAGGTTTACACTATTGGGAGTTAAAAGAAACCAACGTTAATTTAGTTGTTGGACAAGCTGAATACCACTTTTTTAGAAGTGCAGCAGATGATACCTCTGACACTGATCGTACCCAAGCAACGACAGTACAAACTGACTCGACTATATTTGGAGTTGATGATATTTTAGAAGCTACTTTTAGAACAAATAGAGCTACCGCTACACAACAAGATGTAGCAATGTCAAAAATAGACAGGTCTACATATTCAGCTTTAGCTAATAAATTAACTACAGGCACGCCAGTTCAATATTATGTACAAAGATTTATAGATAGGGTCACTGTTTCTGTTTACCCTACGCCCGATGCTACCGCAGCCGGTAGTGAAGTACATTTATATTTTGTAAAAAGAATAGAGGATGTTGGTGACTATACTAATTCTGCAGACCTACCTTATCGTTTTGTTCCTTGTATGCTTTCAGGTTTAGCTTATTATTTAGCGCAAAAATATAACTCACAACTAGTACAACAAAATAAAATGTTGTATGAAGAAGAGTTTAATAGAGCCTTAACAGAAGATGGTTCTTCTACTAGTACTTACATAACACCGAAAGTATACTATAATGTCATCTAGTTTTGCAGCAGGAAAAAGAGCTAAAGCAGTTTCTGATCGCAGTGGTTTAGCGTTTCCGTATAATGAAATGGTAACAGAATGGAATGGTTCTTTTGTACATCAATCCGAATTTGAAGCCAAACACCCACAAATAGAAAGAAAAAACCCTAAGTTTGATGCTCAAGCATTAAAGGACGCAAGACCTGAAAGAACAGAAACAGTAGTTCCTATTTTATTAAAAACAAACCCTTTTAAAACAGGTACTGCAGGTACAAGTGCAATCACTGTTACAGAAGAAAACCACATTAGAGCTAGTAGTGACATTGTAAGATTTTATGGTGCAGTTAGTTTTGATGGTATAACAGCAAACAATATAAATAGAGCAGCAGGTTACACAATAACTGTTGTAGATATTAACACTTATACTTTTACAGTAACCACAGATACTGCAACAACAGGTAATATTAATGGAGGGGATCACCGTGCTTATGCTGGACCGGTGATAATAATAGCATGACAACTTATGCAGAATTAAAACAACAAATTCTAGACTATACAGAAACAGATAGTAATGTTTTAACTGACACTATTATTAATGATTTTATAGAACACTCAGAATCTAAATTATTTAGAGAAATAGATTTAGATGTATTTAGGAAATATAAAATAGCTTCGCTAACAGCAAACGATCCTTTTGTAGCTATGCCTGGATCAATTCCTGCTGATTTTGAGTTTGTACGGTACATACACATATTTAGTGGTTCTGGTTCTTTAGGTGGTCTAACCGACAACGAACGTATAGCTCTAGAAAAAAAAGACGCTTCTTACATAAATGAATTTTTACCTAATAGAACCACTACAGGAATTCCAAAATATTACGCTAATTGGGACAACAATACAATATTACTTGCTCCAGCACCAAATGCAGCCTATACTGTGGAACTAGCGTATAATGCGCAACCAACAGGACTATCTTCTAGTAACACTACTACGTGGATTAGTAATAACGCACCTTTGTTATTATTGTATGCCTGCCTTGTAGAAGCTTTTAAGTTTTTAAAATCACCAGATATGTTAAATACCTATGCGCAAAGTTATTCAAATGAACTACAGGTTTTAGCGCAAGAACAAATGGGTAGAAGAAGAAGAGACGAATATATGGACGGCACGGTTAGAGTATCTTTGCCGGTTCAACAACCTTAAGGAGTAATATATGGCTAATGTAATTAGTAATGTTTTTAAAGAGCAGTTGTTAAAAGGCAACCACAATTTTCAATCAGGTGGGGATACTTATAAACTAGCTTTATTTACTTCATCTAAAACTCGTGTAGCGACAGACCCTGTAAAATTTAATACCGACAACGAAATA